TTTTGCGATGCGGACGATTATGTTGCCCCCGGTTATTTCAACGAAATAGAAAAATTCAAAATTGATTCAAGAAATGTTAGTGACTTGTATTTGAAAAATGAAGTAAAAAATGTTACAGAAACCAAAGAAGTAATAGAAAAAATGGACGTAACACAAGGAAAACTTGTAATAGGATTAGACATAACAAACACAATAAAAGATGAAAGACCTCAAACAGCAGTCTATAATGCAATTCTTGGAGGAGGAGCAAACTCAAAATTATTCCAAAATGTAAGAGAAAAAGCAAGCCTTGCATACAGTGCAGGTTCACTTTATATAAAAAATAAGAACAACATAATAATAAAAAGTGGAATAGAGCCAAAAAATTATGAAAAAGCATTAAACATTATAAAAGAACAACTTGAAGATATGAAAAATGGCAAGTTTGATGAGAAAGATATGCAAAATGCAAAGAAAATAATAATAGCAAGTTATGAGGCTATAAATGATGAACAGGATTCAAGTATTGCATATAGTTTTAATCAAGAAATTGAAAACAATAAGCCAGACATCGAGGACTATGTAGAAAAAATAAAAGGGCGGTTGCCCTTGTCAACTTGATAAAGCAAATAACTTAACGACCATTCCTAGAAGAAGGTGAGACAATGCCTAAATATAGAAAAAAGATATGGGCAGGGGATGTATACGAAGTAGAAGAATTTTACAGTCCGAGAACTGTCGGAAAAAAATATGAAAGAGAGCTTCGTGGGAATTTAACGAGTGAGGAGCAACAGAAAAGAAATTTGGAAGTTGCAAGAAAAAAATTAACCAGAACTATAAATGCCAACTTTGGAGCAAAAGATTATTTTTTAACACTGACATACGATGGAACTGTAGAACCGGAAGAAGCGAAGAAGAAAATAGCGAATTTTTTCAGGAGGTTAAAACGTTGGAGATTAAAAAACGATATGGAGGAATTGAAATATATATCCGTATTAGAGACAAAAGGAAGGTGCCATCATCATGTGATCTTGAACGGAATACCTGGAATGAGTTTGAAAGAAGCATGGGAAATAATATTCAATCTGTGGGGCGAAGGCTATGTATTTTTAAAGAATTTAAAAAAATCACAACAAGATACTCGACTGGCCAGTTATATCACGAAAGAAAATATTAAGAAAAATGCAAAGCGTTGGAGTCAGTCAAGAAATCTGATTAAGCCGAAAATAAAAATTGAAGAAGTTTCCGAAAGCAAGAGACATAGAGTACTGAAAGTACCGAAGAACTATACGAGGATTTTGTATACTGAAAATTTCTTTGAGGAAATAGGATGGGTAAGATATTTAAAGGCTGTCAAGAATGGTGGGGAAGATTACGGAGAATACATACAACGTGAATGATTGGAGGTTGAATAATGCTTACACACAAAAGACTTAAAGAGGCTGCAGGTACACAGGCTTTTATATTGGCTCTGCAAAAAGAGATAAAAAATCAAGAAGAGCACTGCACGAATAAACGTAGGGCAGCAAAAGCTATTTCGGCTTATAAACGAGAAATTGAAAGATTGCAAAACCAAAGAAATGAAGTGCTGCAGGAAGTTACGGCAATTAATAACATAAGGATAAAGACGGCAATCATAATGCATTACTTCAACGGCAATGCTTGGCGTGAGATTGCACAGAAAATAGGAATGGGAGACAGTGAAGAAAGTATAAGAAAAGCCGTACAACGGTTTTTAGAAAAACAGGAGGCAGAGGAAAGTTGAAAAAAGCATGTAGTATATGCGGACGAATTCACGCTATAGGTGAGAGGTGTCCACAAAAGCCAACTAAAAAATATAAAAAATATTCCGAATTAACAGATTTTGAGAAAAAATACAAATCATTTCTATCATCTTTTGAATGGCAAATGAAGAGGAAAGAGATAAAAAACAGAGATTTCTATTTGTGTCCGATATGTCTAATAAAAGGGCGTTATGATAATAAAAGAAAATATGACAGGCAAAAATTACAAGTCCATCATATTGACAGTGTGCGTGAGGCGTGGAATAAACGACTGGAAAATAATAACCTTATAACGTTGTGCGAGAAGCACCATAGAGAAGCGGAAGAAGGAAAAATCTCAAAAGAGACATTACGGACATTGATTAAATAATATCCCCCCCTATCAAAAATGCCGAAAAATAGGCGTTTATTTCCACACCATACCGTGCCTAATTTATTTACAAATTATTTTAGAAATGAGGCGGTGTTATTATGGCACGTCCAGCTAAGCCGATAGAAATGGCAGTTGGTGCGCGGACAAAAGAAGAATTACAAGGCCGTGCAGCTGCTGAACAAAAATTGAAAAGTGAGAACGCACCGAAGCCGCCGAGAAGTCTTTCAAAAGGGCAAAAAAAGATTTTCAGAGAAATAGTTAAACGTCTGAACAATGCTGGGACGTTGTGCAGCCTGGACGACTGGATATTAGCAAAGACGGCGGTAGCTATTGATAAGCTTGACGAGATTGACGCAGATATAGAGACAAAACCTGATATGAAGTACGATCGCGAAGTGATGAATACTCGCGCCAAGTATACACAGGATTTTTATAGAGGGTGTAACGAGCTGGGGTTGTCTCCGCAGAGTAGGGCAAAGCTTGCGATCTCTATCAATGAAAAAGAAGTTGATCCGTTGCTTGAAGCGTTGGCAGATGATGAGTTGTGAATAAAGCGGTTGAATATGCGGAATGCGTAATAAGCGGAAAAATATCTGCGCCCAAATACGTCAAAAAACAAATGTCAGAATTTGCAAAAATAGCAAGAGGCGAAGATAAAGAGTTTGTTTTAAGTGAAGTAAAGTACAACAAAATTTGCAAAATATTAAAACTGTTAATTATGCCCAAAGGCTTAAATAAGGGGAAAAGCATGATTGACTGTTTGGCCGGATTTCAATGGGCGTTGATTGTTGGAGTATTATGCGTGGTCTATCGCTCTGATCCACGTAAACGAAGATATCAAAATGCTGTATTGGAAATTGCCAGAAAAAACGGAAAGACTTTTATTGTTGCGGTTATATTCATAATCCTGTTGCTGACTGAAGATAGATTTTCAAAATTGTACAGCGTAGCTCCGGACGGAACTATAAGCCCTGCTATCAAGTCGGAGATAGAAGAGATATTGGATTGCAGTCCGGCACTTGCCGGAACGTATCAAGGCAGGGTTAAGTTTAAAAAACTGAGAGATTATATCAAATGCTCAATAACGGACAACGTGTTCTATCCGCTGAATTATTCCAGAAATAGAATGGACACAAGGCAGCCTGCGGTCTTTCTGGTTGACGAAACAGGAGCACTGCCGAATGTTTATCCAATAGAGGCTATGCGCTCCGGACAAATACAGGTTTTTAATAAATTTCTGACTGTGTATAGAGAAGTAACCCCAGTAAGGGGCTAGTAAGGCGCCTAGATTTAACTTAATCCCCCTACAATCGTAACTAAATTATTGTCATATCCCTATAGACAAGCTGACAAAATGTCATGTACTCACTCTATAGGGATAGAATAACAATAAATCCCCTGTACGGCGTTTTACCGTACTGTAAATAATACAATAACCAACGAAAGGAATTGATATACATGGATATTATGTTTACTACCGGAGCCAGAGGCATGACAGAGAATGCAGACTTAGGAGAATACGAGGATTTTCAAACCAATGTAACCGAGTGCATAGCTTCGATTGAGCTTGGCGGAGGACGTATAAGTGATATTAAGTTTACTCACCTGGGTACTGTCGGCAATCTGGAGAAGTTCGCCGCATTGATTACATATAAGGACAAGTATAGTGTAATCTAATGCGCCGTAGGTACTTTACGGGGATATAAAAATCTGTGGTGCTTGTGAGCCCAAAAAACAGCCAGTTACGAAAAGATTTTTTTACACTGTTTCGTTGCTTGCGGAAGATTAAAAACAATGGTGATAAGCGGTACTTTTGCTCAAAAATGAGCGGATTAATAATAAATGAAAAGGAGTATAAAACAATGAACGTAAAAAGCAAGGTATCAAATATTGTTAAAGCTACAAAGTTATCATATAAGATTTATAAGTCAATGGAACTGTGCGGACGGTCTGAACGGTCTAACCCGGCGTTAGGGCGTGGTATTAGTTTTATAAATACCTTGGAGGGGTGGAACATGAATTATCATCTATGCCGCACACATACATATTATTTGACTAGAA